TGGAGCACGGTTCGCCGTACTTCCATCATCCGGTCGATAGAAGGTGAGTTTGTCTATATACCCAAGGCAGGTTTCGACCCGTCCAAGTATATGGACAGGTTGGAGACTCTCGTTTCTCTCGAGATTACTCCAGCCGTCCTTTGGCAACTCTCTCCCTGGTCATGGATGGTTGACTGGTTCGCCGATATAGGCGGTGCCATCTCATCCATGGAGGCTGCGGTGTCCAACCGCGTCCTCAGTACGTACTGCTACGCAATGGAGACGACCGAGGTTTCGGTCGATAACTCCGTTGCGTCTCTCCGTCACATTAATTCTGCGACGGTGAGCTATACTGGTCCTAAGATTTGGACCGGTACGCAGCGCTATGTGCGCAAGCGGCGAGTACGTGCTAATCCTTTCGGATTCGAGGGTACCAGTAACTCTCGCCCCACAGGCGAGAAGGCTGCTATCCTTGCAGCATTGGGGCTCACAAGGCTCTGATTGCTCAAAACACAGTGAAAACCAACACCACCGCCCCGGACGGGGCAGAATAGGAGAACCGGTGCTTGCCGATCCTCAGTCCGTTACCATTTCTGGTACGGCCACTTCTCTTCCTCGAATCGAAGAGCGTGCGGAAACGCACGTCTACTCGAATCGCGATGCGAAGGTCGATCTCTTTGTTACCCAGCGTCTGGGTAAGGATGGGATCAATCGCGCGTCGATCACCCTTGTTCAGACCGTCACGGTTGTGGATGCTCTCACGGGTCTTTCCCGCTATGAGCGCCCTGCCGTCACGGTTACCCTCGCTACCCCTACCGGGGTCGCGCTGGCACCTGTTGAGGCTCTCTATGACGCGCTTACCACGCATCTCGAGGCTTCGACCAAGGCCAACCTGAAGAAGATCCAGGCTGGTGAGAAGTGACCGCTGTTGAGGCGCTCATGATCGTTGGGATCGCTTTTCTGATGTGTATCAGTATCAGCGCTTTCGCGATCATTGCAAATCGTCAGCGGTAGAGGAAGCAAGTTACCGGCTGGAAGCACTACCCCCTGAAAAGGAGGAGGCTTGAAAAGCCTGGTAACTCTCCATCTGGCAGTCCTGCAGGACGCAGGACTACTTTGCGCTACTCACGTGCAACGAGATGAGCAAACTCTACTCTCTCGTTGGGAACACGAAGGTGATAGCTTCCTAACTATCACCCTGCCAACCCTTGCGAAGGCCCTTGAGAAAGGTCTCGCTGATGGGCAATGGCCGCGCCATTCAGTGACCGGTTTCGATCACTGGAGAGGGCTCCCCCGTTTTCTCGGAGGTTTCCTCGCGCGTGTGTTCTCTCAGGATGGG